CACAATTGCAGGCACGGCGTTAGAGGGTAACACAGCAGTTGCATTATCGGTAAATAGTGAAACGCCTGACGGTAGCGGTGACGTAGCGATTGACTTGCTTTCTGTTACTGCAGGAGGCGGTCAATTAGCAGGAGATCTGGACGTACAAGCGAACGAGGTAAACACAACTACAAGCAATGGTAATGTAAAAGTTGCAGCCAACGGCACAGGCGTTTTAGAGGTGAGAGGTAATACTGGCGGAGGCTCAGACGATAACCCAGGTGCTATCAAGCTTAATTGCTCTCAGAATACACACGGCATAACCATCAAGAGTCCGCCTCACGCTAATGATGCTACATACACCTTAACTCTGCCTGACGACGATGGCGATGCTAATCAAGTATTGAAGACGGACGGTAGCGGCAACTTGTCTTGGACTGACCAAGGAACGAGCGGTGGAGGTATCAAATTTGCAACTGCTTTTGGTGGCAGGTGGGAATTTAGCTCAAGTGAAACAGGCGCAAACAAGTGGATACTATTAGGTGGCTATAATGGCATGAGTTTTTACAACTGGACAACTGGTCAAACTGCTACTTTGTCTGCTGACCCGCCAACGGTTGGAACATCGACGCTTACGTTATCCGAATACCTATATGGCAAATATTCGTTTATCACACCTGCAGCGGGAACACTGAAAATTCGTGCAACGTGCAGTTGGGATACAGCAACATCAGGAATGGCAGGCGAAACTATGGACTGGATATGCTTAAAGATACCCTCCTCAAACTTAGACGGCACTTTCAATGGTAGTATTGCGGGTACGGTTTGCGCGTATGGTTCGGTGACTTGCCCATCTTCGAACGCCAATATTTCACCTAACTTAATTAGCATAGATGGCGGCAGTGTATCAGCAGGGGATTGCATTATGACTTTAGCCCGATTTGAAGATGCTACCTTCACATCAACACAAAGAGTTCAAAGCAACGTATCATTTACAGTAGAATGAGCAACCACGTAAAAACACCGGAAGAAATGCACCGCTTAGTCACAGAAGCGGAAACAGCATCAACAACTGCAAACAAGATTGCAAAAATACTTGAATGG